TAATGTTTCTATTGATGTAGCAGACTGTTGTATTAATTCATTTTGCATATTAATAGTATTAGTAGCATGTTCATTTTTTTCATTTGCTTTTCTTAAATTTTCATTAAGAACATGTATCTTTATTTCTTGTTCAATTTGTTTACGTACAAATTCAATTATTACCTGTTCTTGTTTTTGTATATAAATCAAAGACATATCATTATTATTTTCATCCATATTAATCTCCATAAATTATTCAGTATAAAAATTAAAAACTTCCTCCATCCAATACATCATAGACTACAGCAGAACCATTAGATTGGAGAACATATCCATTAGTACCTAATCCTAATTTTCTAAATCCATTTGATGAATTAGCAACTAGAATATCTTCAGCAGTATATGAATTTAATCCTGTACCACCAGATGTTCCTACTAATGCAGAAGAAAGAGATAATGTATTAGCAATAATTGCTACATTAAGTGTTGAATTAGCAGTTATAGCAACTGATGAAGAATTTGTTGTTAACCCTTCTGATGCTAGATATGCAGTTAATGTTGCAATTCTAAATGACGCATCATTTACATCTATTACGTTATTTCCAGAAAGTTCTTGAGTTAAATTATAAAATAGTTTATATATACCGCCATCAGACGCATCTCTGAATAATCCAGTATGTCTATTGGTTCCATCGTTGTAATTAGCAACAAATCCAATATCTAAAAGATCAGATGTATAATTATTTCCTGCAAGATAAATCAATGGATCAGAAACAACTACAGAATTAACATTTGTTGTAGTTACATTACCAGTGACTACAAGATCACCAGAAATTTGAACATTTCCATCAAAGTAACCAGTAACAGAATGAACATTTTGAGCATGAACTTGTGCCCATCTTAATGAATTATTACCTAGATGATATGTAACATTAGCCGATGGATTTAGATTACCAGTAACAACACCAAGAACTGTAATTGTGTCGGTAACATTATTACCTAAATTAGTATTTCCATTAACAGTTAGATCTGTAGTTATAGTAATAGTATTGACTGAAAAATCAGCAGAAGTAGCATAAATTTTAGAAGAAGAAACTGTTAGATTAGATGAAATAACAGTATTTGTTCCACCAAAAGAATTATTTCCTGTATAAGAACCACTACGAGAAAGAGTATCTGCCATAGCATTTGAATAGGCAGTACCAGCAATTGTTGCTGCATAAGATGTAGCATTAGTATAAGCAGCAGAAGCATTAGATGTAATCCAAGATTGAACATTGGCTACATTATAACCACCTAAATTGTTTGCATTATTAGCAGTACCAGTATATATTGTTGAATTTACTGTAGTAGAACCAATATTAATAGTAGCAGTAGAAGGAACAGCGATATTACCACCAGAACCAGAAGCACCAACAGTTAAATCTGTTGCAACACCAATAGCACCACTAATTGTATTATAATTTGTTGTTATGTTTCGTGATTGATTTGGAGCAAGAATATATTGTGTAGAAACTGCATTTTGGCTATATAAAGTCTGTGTAGTTTTATCAAACGTAAAACTAGCAACACCATTAGCAACACCAGAATCATTAAATTGAACATAAGTATTAGAACCAGATGTTCCTGTACCCCAATAAATTGCTGTTCCATTAGAAACTAGAACTTGACCATTTGTTCCAGAAGAGCCATTTGCCCATATTGATGTTATAGAAGCATTAGCAACTATAATTTTATCTATACCAGATGTAGAATTAGCAACCAGTGCTTGATTTGCAGTTAATACTCCAGGAACTCTTTTACCACCTATAGCTACAACGTTACCATTTGATCCAATATAAAGAACATCACCATTAGCAGTAAATGCTAATTCACCATTAGCCAAAGATGTTGGAAGTGCAGTATTAAGCGATCTTTTTATTTGTATAAGATTAGCCATCTATAAACCTTTGAAATTTAGTTAAAATGTCCCACCATCCATTGTGCCTTCTACATTATCTAAATTTAATTTTTCTACTACGTATTTATCTATACTTGAATCATAAACTAAGGTTGCGCCATTTGTTTCGACTGTAGCAATTACATCTGTCATTTGATCTAAACGAGTCAATCCATTAGCTGATGCTGTAACTATAGAATCCTGTTTTAATGTAACAGGTACATTTGTATTAATAATGCCTGCTGTTGCATTTGTATTTATATTAATTATTCTTTTTTTAGCTACAACAACATTTACCATTATCTTGTTACCTCTGGCGTAACAGTAACAATTCCTTCAACTATTCGTGATACAGTATTTGTAGATGTCTCTGTTATTTCTACATCATATACATATCTACCTGATGCTAAGTTAGATGTTTGATTAGATGTTAAAAATAATGTTATTTCACCACTACTTACATTAATAGAAGTGGTAAAAGCTACAGAATTAGATGAAGTATACCATTTTCTAATTTGAGAATTAGCAGTAAATCCATTTAAATTTAATGGATCTCCATTTTCATCCGTTAAATTAAGTGTAGCCGAATATGTGGTTCCTTGATCTATTACAAGATTAGCTTTAGTAGCCATTTTTATTCCTTAAACTACAATTAAAGTTTTAATACCTTTAATTTGTGTATTAGTGACTAATGGTGTTAATATTAATCTACAATGAGTTGTATTTGCATTAGATGAAAATACTCCCAATTGTGAATTAGTATAAAGTACTGCATATTCAGTTATATAAGTATTACCTATATTATGAGTTAATAATATTTTAGAACTTTGATGAGAATTAGCATTATTGTCTGTTATTGATAATGTATATTCTACTGTTCTGTGTGTAGATATATCAAAAAAATCTACTATTTGACTAGAAGTACCTGTAGTTTGTACATTTACTACAGATGGTAATGCTGCTATAGAAGATGATGTTATTACATTACCAGAAATACTAAAAGAAGTAGAATTAACTATAACATTTCCTAATGCTAATGATGATGAATTAATTACTGTATTAACAGTAGAATTACCTATGAATACGGTTGATGTATTTAATTGTAAATTAGAACCTACTGTTAATATATTACCATTTACTGCCAAATTAGAAGATACTGTTAATACTCTTGAAGTAGTTGTATCACCACCTCTAATATCTGTATTGACAGCCATTGTAGTAGCACTAAAGACACCATTGACGAAAGCATTTCCTGTAGTATTATTTGAATTAACCGTAATTACTTTATTAGTCATAGCATCAGCTAATTCATTGGTTCTATTTAACCAATATTCAAAAGTTGATGTATTTGATGTATTTGCTACTGTTATAGTCATTTATTAATCTTCTCTAGTAATAAGGATAACATTTGTTTAATTTCTTTAACTTCATTTTTGATATTATCAATTTCAGTTAAATTACTTTTTAATCTATTTACTTCTCTAAATTTATTTTTTTGTAATTTATATGCTTTTAGAGCAGTATTATCAGTATTTAATACTGCTCCTTTATTATGTGGATCTCTTATATAACCATCAGTGATTTTCATTTATTTATACCTGTAATGCTATAGCCCTTACGTCATTTAATCTTGGAACGTGAATTGGATTAGATGAAAGAAGTACTATTTTAATAGCAAATTCTTTATAACCAATAAATCTAGAACCAGAGGAATTTTGGTATTCAACAATACCATCTCCACCACCTTGATTGAATACATAATATATACCAGCAGTATTAGTTTGTTCTAATCCTTTATCAATAGTCATATATGTATTATTAGAGATAGAAGTTATAGTTCTTATAGCAACATATGTGTTACTTTGAACTCTTATTTGATCTCCAACTTCAAAATCTTCTAAGAATCTAGTTCCATATATGAAATGACCAGTTTCAGATGTAGATGAAGCTGTTAAATTAATATTAGCTCCGCCTCTTGTTGTAGATAATGCTATTCTAGTTGTATTAGCAAATGTTACATAATATGATGTATTATTAGCTAATCCAGAAATAACAGTATTTCCAGCAGCAGTATAATATGTTATATAATCATCTACTCTAAAATAGGTATTAGCATTAGTGATTGCTATAGTTTCATCTGTATTATTTACACCAGTATTAGCATTAAATGAATGATTACATGATGTAATAACAGTATTACTAGTACCTATAGAAATTCCACCTGCTAATGTATTATAAGATATAGTTCCAGCATTTGCAAATGCTCCATATGCAACAGAATTTATAGATGGTACTGAGAATTCATACTCTTTGTAATCTCTTACATTCGTAGGAGAAGAATAAATAAATTCACCACCATTGTCATATTGTAACTCTGACCATACTTTAGTATCGAAATCTTCTGAATCATAATTATTCCAGAATTTAGCATATACTTTAATATTAGAATCTGCTGGTCTATATGCAGTCAAGTATACTTTCAAATCTTCTGCTTCTTGACCATCAGCTAATATTACACGTTTTGATACATATTTTGATAATGCATTACCATAACGAGTATGTTCATTAGTATCATCATTATTAATTAAATTCTCAATAAACAACATTGATTTTCTTGACAAATCTATAACAGGAGAAGTAAACTCTGATTCTGATAATAGATTTATTTTAAATACCGCTGATTTTTTATCTCCAGTCATATTAACGACTTCATTAGATTTAGATACTATATATCTTTCACTATCTAATAATTCGAAATCGTTTTCATTTTCAACTTTTAAATATTCTGTATCTAATGTATAAGAAGAAGACTTAGTTCCTTTATATTCAAAATCTACAGAAGTTTTAAGAGGTTTCATAATACCAAATTTTGGTACTACAGCATGATAATCTAAATTATCAACTGATAATACGTTAGCATAACCAATAAGAGTATTAGCAGTAATTAAATCAAGATTAGAATAATCACTTGTTCTATAAATTGCTATTGTAGGATTAGTTGTATTAGAGAATCCGCCATTAGAGGAATCTAACCAAATTTTTCCTGTAGCATCATCATACCATTGAACTCTTCCTGAAGGGAATCCATTAGTAGAATTAGCTTTTAATGTATAACTAACTAAATTAGCAGTATTTGCTGTATTAGCGGAAGAATTAACGGTATATACTATATCTCCGATTTCTACAGATAAACTATTATTAGCTTTAGTAATACTATTAATAGTTAAATATTCATCATTTTCATTTTTGAATATTGCATAACCAGAATTTGATGTAAATTTAGCACGATATAAATTATATTTAATATCTTCTAATTGAACATCTGTCCAAGTTTTCATATTAGCAGAAAAGAATAATGTTCCTACTGATGGATTAACGAATACTTGTTCATTTGTAGCAATATCAAAATTACCTGTTTCTGCACACCATATATTATATTCTGGACTATTGCCTACAGGTTGTATAACAAAGCAATATTCATTATTTTTCAATAAGAAAACAGGATAATCTAACTCAAATACTGATTCAGAAGTACCATCATCAGATATATTAATAGAGGATGATTCTAAGAAACCTTTACCTAATACTTTAGACATATCAGGGAAATTATTAGACATTTCACATACGAATAAAGTACATCCTAATGTAGGACTTTTAGCTTTAAAATATACACCTACTTTAGTTAAAAATATACCAGAAGCAGTATCAGGTATATTAGATACACTAAATGATTGTGCTATTGGATCACCACCACCACTATCTGATGCTCCACCACCATCTCCAGGAGGTTGAGGAGTTAAATCTACAACAGAAACAACTGTAGAAGATGATATTTGGGTTCTTCTATCAGGAATACTTTGATTAAATATTAATGGTTGTTTAACATTTAATGTTGTAGATTGTCTAGTAATAGATGTAGAATCTGCTGTATACCTAGCTTTAGCAGTAGTCATACGAGCATCATCACCAGTTTTTATATCATCTATATTTGTTATTTGTAAATATCTATCACCAGTTCTAAAAGTTTCAGCAGGTATACGGAATATTCCACATACAAATCCATTAGAATCTGAAACTAATGGATCACCAAAATCACCTTTTTTATTTACTATTCTATCTTCTTGTCCTTCAGAAACTGTTGTTAATCCGGACAATTCACCTGGAGCACAATGTTCATCTACATTTACATCATCGAAAAATACGTGTAAAGTAGTATTAGGTTTTAGATTTCTAGCAATAAATGCTACTAATCTAGATCTCATGTATGGCTGTACAGAAAAGTCTTTAACTGTAGATCCAAAATCTAAAGTTTCTGTGAAAGTATTTACACCTAACTGTTGTATAATTCTTTCTTGATTAGTAGTTGTAGTAGTGGTAGTACTAGTAGTTTGTAAAAATCCATTTAATACAGTATTAGATTGTGAATTTACTTGTGTAGATATGGTTCTCCAATCACCATATATTGACGCAAAAGGAGTATTTTTAAATGCTTCCCATGGAGCAGCAATATCTAATGTTTGGTTAACATTAACTGTTGGTCTTTCATCTCTAAAGAAATCTATAGATGGATATAAGTCAACAAATCCATTCCATTTCCATAAAGATTGAGTAGCATTTCTAAATTTTGTAGCAAACCTTTGTCTTGCAAAAGTTTCATGATTATAATTTAATAATACTAATGAACTAATTCTAGTAACATTTGAGGATTTTACTGAATCAGTTGAAACATTTGATATATATTGAAAATCTATATCTTGTTTATCAATATAAGGTCTTGCTATAGAATTATCTTGATCTATTGCTATTTTATATTCAAAATCTGTAACATTACCAATATTATGTGAATTAAATGGATCAGCAAAAATTCCATTTTTAAATCTATCCAATCCATTAGCATCTGGTATAGTTAAATCACGTGCTTGTTGTTCTACTGTAGATAGAACAGTATAATATTCTAATCTTTTTAATCTATCATCTATTACACCAATATCTTTCATGGTATAACGACGATTTTGTTTTAATGAAATTTTAATAGATGGTATATTTTTATATAATTCAAATTCTCTTTGTGTAGCAGATGGATATGCAGGAACAAAAGATTCTGCTATTACAATTTGGTCACTATCAACAAATGGTGGTCTAGGTTTAATATTAGGAACACCTTTATTAATATTAAATGTTCCATTAGGATCTAATGATATAATATCTATTCTTGGTAAATAATATTCAATATCTGCTGTAAAATTAGTATCTGGATATATCATATGTTGTCCAGATGCAGGAATAGAAAATGAGCTATTATTAACAGCAGGATTAATTGTTGCTGAAGCTATTGTTGTAGTAGAAACAGCAGTATTTGCTTTAATAACTCTAAAATCTATATAATTTCTTAATTCTTTATTATTATATACAGGTATTTCTATAGTTTTAATAGCATTTGTATTAGCAGTGCTTACATCATCAATTGGATATGATTCTACGGAGAAAAATCCAACAGATGAACTTGTGTTTGCAGTAAAATGATCTAATTCTACTAGTAATTTAGTAGAACCTGATATTTCTGATGCATATTGAGGTAATACAAAAAGTCTAGCATGATCATACAAATCGTCTCTTTGACCATTATCTAATTCAAACCATGAACTCCTTTCAGGATTTGTGTTAGAATACGTAGTTCCAACATATACATTTTTAATTTTATGTACATCAGCTAATCCTAAATTCCAGGGACCTACAGATGTAGAAACGTTATTTGAACAATCTATTTTTACAAATACATTTTTATTAATAACTTTTGGTATAGCAGTAGCTTCATTTCTAAAAACAGGATATGAACAATATACTGTTTGAGTTCCTGAATCTAATGTTTCTCCAAAATTAGCTGTAAATGTTGTATTAGAAGATATAGTAACATTTGATAATGGTAATGGTGTACCTGCTACATAATATTTTTGATATTTAGCATTATTATTTGATGAAGGTATATTGATATCTACTGTTAGATATGTAGTATTTGTTACAGATGTTACTTTTCTAATATAATTATTAGAACCATCTGTTATTCTTAATAATGAATTTACTAAGTTAGATGTAAATGTAGCACCATTAGATGTAACTACATTGCTTGATGAAGTTATTACAACATTACCTGTTAAATTAGCAGTATATGCAGCAGCAGTTAAATATATATTGTAATCAGATAATCCAGTTGTAGAAGTAACATTAGATGAAGATGTTAATCTTTCATTAGCTGCACCAGAAGCAATGGTATCTATTGTAATTGTTACAGCACCAGTTGTTGCCAAAGTTCCTGTTTTAATCTGATTATAAGTATATTGTGTATCACCAATACCAGTATTATCTGTTAATCTTTTTACTGAGAATAAACCAGAATCAAATATAGATGTAGCTCTTGTAGATTCTTTTAATACTGCTACACCATTTTCTAATACTATATCAGCTTTTGCTCCACCTAAAGAGCTTGAATATAAACTTTTAACATCAGAAGTGAAGCTTTTTCCTGTATTCATTCTGACATTAGTTAAATAAATTAAATAGGTAGCAGTTGATGTTCCTCTTAATCCATCTTCAAAAACTACTGCTTTAACATTAGCTTTACCTACAACACTACCAGAAGGAGTTGCAGAAACACCTTCTGCATCAGTAATAGATGATTGAGGTTGATCATATAAATCAATTTCGCCTAGTTGTTCTGTATCAAAAGAACCAATTAACTCGTTACATATAACATAATTGCCATAATTAGCTGTAATTAATTGATTTGAAGCAACTTCCGTTGTAGTAGCACGAGGAGTTTCAATTTTAGTAGGACCAATTTTTTCTACTCTATAACCACGTACATATGCTACACCTGGAGAAACTTCATAATAAAATGTTTGTGCGTTAGAAGAATTAACACGAGATTCTACAGTGAATCTATTAATAACATAATCACCAGATTCTTCATATGTTTTTACGGCAAACTGTTTTTCTAATTGATTATAATCTGAATTAGATCTTTGTTCAGTAGGCTCATTACCATCAAATTCTACTATAGCAAAAAATGTTGTATTACTTGTATTATTAGAATATGGTTTTGCTACTAGTGTAGGTGTTAATTTTAATCTGTGTGCTCCAGGTGCATTTTCATTAGAATACCCTAAAGCATTATCATTTAATGAGGAATCTTCGTTTTCATCTACTATAGTTTCTACAGTATTAAATCCTACAACATATCCTGTTGGATCAGTAGAAAAATCTCTAACATTAATAACTTGTGAATCTACTTTAATAAAAAATCCTTTTTGATATATAATACCATCAGAAACACTAATACAATATGAAGCACCATTAGATGTAAATGTAGAATTGGTAGATAATGTATTAATTGTATCTATTAGATTATTAGCATCTAATGTACCAAATTTATTTTGATTTGAATTGTATATGTATAATCTTTCTCCAGGAATAAAGTGATTTACATCTTCATCATTAGCATCAGTTCCTGTAACTATATAATCAACATAAATTCTATTTGTATTTGGTGCAGATGCTTTTATACCATCTTTTGATATTCTTACTACAGCACGAACAGCATTACTTGATTCAGTAGAATTTGTAATAAGATATGTATTATCTAATTGTGATACTATGAAATCTGTATTTGTATTAAATGAATCTTCTAAGCTTATATATTGAACTTGATTTAAATATGTTATCGCAACTCCTTCAACTATAGATCCATCTTTAAAAATGTGATTTCCAAAACGTTCAATTTGATTTTGTAATATTGTTTGAGATTGTGTTAATTCTCTAGCTTGTACAGCAGTAGAAGGTCTATAAAGAATCTTGTGAAAATTTTTATCTTCATCATAATCATCAAAATATGGTGGGATATTAAGGTCTTTCTCTAATGCCATGTCTTCTTACACCTGTATAATTAATTTAAATGCTTCTACTTGATTATTTGATCTAGTTACGTTATCTATATCTCTAATATACAATGGTACTATATCTTTAGCATACAAATCACCTAATGTATTTATAGTAATAGATGTAGATAATAAACCATTTGCAGAATTTATATATTCTCCATCCTCAAAATCCTTATCTCCTACTAAATGTATAACAGTAGAATTAGAATATACTACTAACCCTTTAGCTCCTGATGTATTACCTGTAACAATTTCACCATTGGAAAATATTGCTGAAGGAGAAATGTTAGCTTCTAATATCTGACTAAACAAATTAGAAGTATATAAACTTCCTTTAGTATTATTAGAATTTAATATATAAGGATTTTTTAATATTCCTACTTTATTATAACTTGTATTTATAGATATATTACTTGATTCTGTACCTTTAAATTCAAAATAAATACCTATTCCTTTAGTTAATAATTCATTTTCTGGTTTACTTCCATGTCCACCAGCAGGAGGAACTATACAATAAAGATTTGCACCTGTTCCATAAGTTGTATTAGAAACTATTACTGCACTTGCTCTTGTAATATTACTTCCTTTTTCTATAATAATAACATTAGAAATAGAATTAGAAGTAGCATTAATAACTGAATATGCTTTTGGTTCTACATCACCATCTGTATCAAATTGAATTCTTGGAGATATTCTATAAAAAGCATTATTAATGTTTATACTAGATGTATTGGATAAAGGTTCATCTAAATAAATCCAATTTTGAGAATTTGAAATATAAGATGTTATGTTTCTAATTTGTGCTGGAAATGATCCATTATTAGAATAAACATATATAGAATTTTTTGTATAATATTGATTATCTGGAGAAGCCTCATCTTCAATTTGAACTAATGTAGAATTAGCTATAGACTGAAGTTTACCGTTATGATAAGTTTCATATCCAGAACCAGAATTAGAAATCATTACAACTTCTACACCACTAAAATTAAGTGCTGATTCTGATATAGAAGCATTAGAATAAACAGGTGCATATTCAGATGTAGCAAATTTATTATAATTAATATTACTTATAGAATATATATATTTCCAAACATATCCATCACCTAATGTAAATGAAGTGGATTGTATTTGATTGGGAACATAAGTTGATGGAGATCCATTAGCATTATCAATGCATTTAAATACATTATACGTACCACCAACCTCTTCTGGTTTAGCGATAACATAAAAATCTGAATTGCTTAAATCTTTTGTATTATCATATCTAGTATATACTGTATTTGTTTGCCATGTTATGTTTCTTATAACAGGCATTAAATCTGTTGATTTTAACTTTTTTCCGAATAATAATTCCCAATCATTAGTAAATATAGAAGAATAATCATCTAAATTATTATTAGAAGAACTATTAGCTACTGGTGAAGCAGCAAAAGCATAATAATAAGAAGTATTAGATGATATGCTTGTTTTTATATCACTAACTATTGAACTTTTAAAATTTGATAAAATTACACCCATTTATTTGCCTTTTAAGTACCTACAGCCATAAAGAATACGTTAGTAGATGTAGCATTTGCAGTTCTAATTAATGCTACAGTATTATTTGTTCCTATGACTGCTGCTTGATAGGTTGCATCAGCAGTATTACTGGTAGCAGTTACTGAATAAGCATTAGTTGTAAATGCTGATGTAAAACTAGCATTGCCATCTGTTGAATTAGCAGATACCCATCCCCATACTAATTTAAATCCATTAGGTAAAAATGTATAACCATTAGCAGCATTAGTAGAAGCACCAAGAGATAAAGTATTAGATGATATATAAGCATCACCTTGTACAGTTAATTTATATGTTGGTACAACATTTGCTATTCCTATATTACCATTAGAAGCAAATATGGCTATATTTGCAGATGAATTAACATAGTTTAAACCTGATGGTATAGTTAATGATGAACTGTTAATTGTTAAATTAACTGTTGAATTACCTGTAAAAATAGCAGAAGAATTAATACTTACATTTGATCCTACAATTATCATAGAATTATTAACTACAGTAGGACCAACAGTCAATGAATTAGGTGTCAAATTAGAAGAAACTGTAGAATTAGCTATTTTTATAAAAGTAGAATTTGCTATAGTATTTACAGTAGAATTACCTATAGTAATTGTACTTGTTGATATTACTACATTTGATCCTAATGCAAGACTAGAAGAATTAACTACTGATGTTCCAATAGTCAAAGTTGCAGAAGTTAAATTAGCAGTAGAAGTAGAATTAGCTAAAGTTACTATAGTAGAATTAGCTAAAGTGTTTACAGTAGAATTACCTATAAAAATTGCAGTTGTATTTGCTACTGTATATAATTCATCAAAATTATCATTTACTTTATCAAAAGCATCTCTTAATGTATCACCTGTTCCATCGTTAGGCGTAGTGCCAATATTAATAGTTAGTTTTGCCATCTGTTCCTACTTATCCTTATAAAATAGTTGCTATGTATGTCAAGTCTGATGTGTATAAATCAGAATCTACCGTTACCTCTAATGTATCTACCTTAAAGTCATAATCTACAACATATTCCATATCTACTGTGATTAAATTATTATCTACTGTAAAACTTTTAGAATCTAAAGTTGTCGCATCAGAAGTAATATTAAAATCTGTAACTGTTTTTAATATTGCTCCTTTTTCATAATCACTATTAAATAATATACTTTCTTTAGTATTTAAAAGGAATTTACCAAATAATTCAGTGCCTGATGTATGGAATGTAGTATATAATATTTGTTTATATTTATCTAATGTAAGAGCAGCATCTAATTGATATGAATAATCTTGATAATAATAACTATCTTGAATGTATTTATCAGAGTTTAAAAACCCTCTAGTTGTAGACCAATATCCTCTTTGTCTGCCTAATCCAGTCTTAACAACTTTTCCTGATATTTCAAAAGATGTATTATATTCTTGTATGTCTGTTACTATAACAGCATTCGATCCATTAGATGTTTTTACACTAATTGTTGGTATTGAATTATAACCAGATCCTAATGTTTCCATAGTTATAGCTATAATAGTACCATTAGAATTTGTTTGCACATATCCTGATGCAGATTTAATAGGATCACCACCAGAAAAAATTAATATTTCATTATTTTTATAATTAACACCACCAGAACTTATTGTTGGTGTTTCTAATGATGAATATAAATATAATTTTACATCTTCACTTTCTATATATCCTCTACCAGAATTTATAGCTGTTACTGTACCAACAGAATCATTTCCTATAGATGGAACAGCATAAACATTAGCGTCTAATTCTGATAAACTATTAAATGCTATGTTTGCTACTTTTAATTCATCTTCATATAAAGTATAATTAGATTTAAGTGTTTCTGGTGATACTTTATAAATTGCAGATGCTGTTGAATTATATGTTGGTGATGTATATAAAATTATAGAGGTAGAATTAGTTACAGTTTTAATAACATGATATTCACCAGTACCACTTAATGTTGAATTTGCTTGAATGTAAATAACAGAATTGCCAGTAAAATATCTTGTAAAATTAGTAGATGTTCCTGTTATTGTATTAGATGATGTTGTATATGAAATAGATCCTGGTATATTTTTAGAATTGATAGTTTCTTTAACAAATGTATTAGGTATTAATGTATATCCATTACCCGTTTTAATACTAGATAATGTTGCTAATGAACCAAATACATTTGATGTATATGCTAATGCTATTCCTATATTACTGGTTAAATTAGCAGAAGAATTTGATGTAAAACCATAAGCACTTGAATCTAATGTTAAATCCATATAATCAGAAATAATATCAGTATTATATATTATTTCTTTAGCATTAGAAATAGAACCTACTTTAAATGATGCTCCTGTTCCTGTAGTATCAGAAGGTTGTTTATATAAAAATGTAAGAGCATTAGTTGTAAAACCAAATCCAGAAGTTGGAATAGTATAATTTAAAGCACCATATTTTTTAGTTGTAGTTACTACTTTTACTAGTCCATCTTCACCGTAAGTAATAATGCTTCCATTACTTAAACTTTTATCTAATATTTTTAATATGTCACCAACTTTAAAATTTTCACCACCATTAGTAATATCTATATAATCTAAAGATCCTAATATTTTAGGTGCTGATCCTATGATTGTTGCTATATTAGGATCATTAGTTTTGCTTTCATCATAAATTTTTTCACCTATAAAGAAATTACCACCTCTTGGTAATATATTAGATAGATAAATTACTGATATTATATTATCATTTACAGGTTCTTTAATATATTTTTCAACAACTCCAGTTGTACCTGAAGATGCTCCAATTATTTTCTTGCCTATCAATTCAGAAATATTAGGAGTATCTGTAACCTCAATATATCTTGGTTCTTTCCAAGTGCCATCAGATGCTCTTAATATATCTCTTCCAGGAAGATAAACATCTACATCTTCATCATATATTAAACGAAATAATAATTTATATCCTTGAATAGAACTTTTTGACCTATATACGTCAAGAACATGTTTTAACAAATATCTTTTGTTAATTATTACATTAAATGGTATACCATATAGATATTTTGTTTGAAAATAATATAAAAATTTCTCTAATGTATTATCTATATCTCTATAATCATATAGATATCTAGCTTCTCTTATGGGATTCCCAGATTCTTCTAGCCACTCGTAATATGCTTTAACGAATAATATAAAATTTGGACCTTCTTCTTGATAAAATTGTGGAAATTGAGATTCCACAAAGTTAGATATTCTTTTTTCTATTGAAAAATCCATTTATATTATCCAACTGTTTCAATAACGTTTACGGTAACATCATTTAAATCTATCAACAATACTTTCGATTTATTAATAATAATATCTTTATTTAATGTTCTCATATATATTGATATATAATTATTATAATCTGCAACTCTTAAATTATTAATATTAACTAATCCTGTATTATAGTCTATAGTTCCAATATTTGAATTTATGATAGTGTAAATATTATTAATAATAGAATAAACAAGAAGAGTACCTGCACTATTATCTTCTATATAAGAATTAGGGTAATTATTACCATCTTCATCTTGATATGTAAAACTAGATGATGTAATAATATGTCTGTATAAAAGATTTGTACTTGTTGTTGTTACACCTTCATAATTTGCAGGATTATCAAATTGTATAACATATGTTGTAGCGAAATTAACTTTTGGTGTTAATCTTTTTATCATAAAAATATCTGTATCATTACTTGTGATACTGATATCAGAATCATCTATAGATTTAACAAATTTAGAATATCTTAAATCATTTTCAAATTTTTCTAAATTAGAAGATGAGAAAGATCTAATTGCATTTAATACAACTGATTTAATTTCATTTGGTTGTTTAGTAGTAATATTTTTATTATATTGCACTGAAGTATCTACAGCACAATAAAAATAATCAGGGTCTGTTATTATTATTCTTGAAGGAACTGATATATAATCTAACATAAAGTTAGCTATTTCATTTTTTACATAATCTGGAGTTATAGTGCTACCAGATGGTTTTAAACAAACTGCAACTCTTCCATATTGTTTAGGTTCTAATAGTTCACCACCATATATATTAACGTCTGATATTTTTCCACCAAACTTAGATAAAATAATAGATGAATAATCATCTGATGATATAGCTCTTTGTTGAGTAGCAAAATATCTAGGAGCATAAAATCTAATTGATTCTATACTTTCAGCATTTGCTCCACCTCCTGAATTAGCAGATACTGTTATCGTACCTACTGATGCTATTCCACCATTAATTGGACCCAAATCATTATCTAATGTAAATGATATTATACCATCTGAATCTGAACCATTAACTACTCTATATTGCGCTACTATTAAAGCTTCATTTTTAGGTTTTCTTCCTAAAAATCCATCACCAAACAATATTTCATATTGATTGTTTTGAGCAGCTTGAACAAAGAATATATTAGAAGTAGCAGTTAATCCAAATAGGGTTTCTGCTCTAAAGAAAGATGAAGTATTTTGTAAATTGTTTTCGTATACAGTAACAGTTAAACTATCTAAATCTATTTTATCATTTGGTAATACAAACCTTTGTGCTTCATTAGAATAATCCATAACAAATGAAGTATTTACATATACGCCTTCATAGATTTGAAGGTTTGCTACCTGAAAAGTTGAATTTTGTGAGACATATGTGTAAGTTTGTTCTGTTACAAATGAAAAAGTTCCATTAGCGTTAGAACCAGTAAATAATGTATTCTTAGGAATAGAAATTATTGAACTTATTCCATTTGCAGAAATAGTAAAATTAACATTAGCAGATGAAGATTTATATGATCTTGGTGTATAATTTAGTTCTTTAGCATGTGATACCACTGAATCTAATTTTTGAGCAGAATCTAAGAACATCTCAGAAGCAACCATATTTAAATAAAATGAATTTAAATATGTATTATATGTCATCACATCTAAAAGAACAGATATATTAGATCCATCAAAATTATAATCTTTAAATACTGATTGGGTAGATAAGTAATTCTTAAAATTTTGTTTTAATGTATCAAAATCTAATGATGAAAGATTTAAGGAGCTATTTGCCATTTATCGAACTCTTTTTAATATAATATTTAATGAAATCTGTTCTGGATTATTTATCAAAGTATAGATAATGTCTATACTAATATAATTTTCATTTAAATTAATATTTCTATTTAATATAGTAGTTTCTTTAGATCCTGTTGAAACATTTACTTTGATTAAATTCGCTCTAGGTTCATTATTTTTTATAGTATTTTCAACATAAAATTCTAATGAATTTGTTATCAATGGAGTATTTAATTCAAATAATGAAGCAACTATATTTGATCCAATAGATGGTTGAAATAATCTCTCACCCAAATTAGTCATTATAAGATTTTTTAATGATTGATTTACTGATTTTTCATTAGTCACTCTTGCTAATTGATTACCAACGGGTGATAAAGCAAAAGAATCTAAAAAATCAGAAAAATATTCTTGTTTCTTTTTTGTTACAGAAAAAGTATCTGCTCTTGTGATTGCCATTTATTTTCCTAAGATATTACGTTGACTAAATCACTAAATCCAGTAGCTACAGGATTACAATGTGGTCCTCCTACTATTGGACATAAATTATCAGGATTTGCAGAATTACCAACTACTATAATACCAAGACCATTTATTGTTAACCAAGAATTAGAAGTTATTAAACCTCCTGATCCATGACTATTAGGATCACCATTAACTGCCCAAAGTGGTCCCTCAATAGTCACAAAATCTTGACCAGATGGATTTGTAACAGCACCACATGATCGTGAATCACCTATTCTATGACTATATGCCATATGTATTTATTATCCTTTTACAAATTCTACTGCTGCTGAAGTTATTGTTATTTTTGAAGGTTCAATAACTATTGATGATCCTCCAACAACTAAAGTTATTTTAGTAGTGCTATCAATAGTTATATCATTTCCTGCTTTAACACGATATTTTCCACCATCTACTTGAGTATCCATATTACCATCTTGAACATTAATTAAATATTGTCCAGAACCACTAGTATCATTAGATCCTTTAGATATAACTGTACATTTATCACCACATATGGTATCTACTACATTCCCTTCAGTATTATTAGATTTATTTCCTACATGTTCATTATAATCATCTCCGTTTGAACTTGTATAACCATCACCTGCTGTAGTACAACCTGATGTACCTCCTTGTGAAGCACTAATACTTAATTTTCCTGCTCCTTGATACATATTTCCACCTGATTGCATACCAGTATGTTGAGCAACTGAAGAAGATGTGCTAACTAAACTTGCTTGTTCACCATGACCTTCATGATAACTTGATGATCCAGATGCTGCATATGATCTCTTATGATACATAAATTCATTAGTTAAGGCATCTTTTGGATTTTGTGCTGTTTCTGTTATAGTAGATGAACCACTATGGTTTAAAACTTTATGAAATGCCTCATATGGTTTATCTGGATCAGCATAATGAATATCTTCTCTTCCCAATATATCAACAGTTCCACCTACCCATGGATATTTTGGATCTGCTGCACCTAATGTGCCTAATGGTTTATCTCTTGGATCTTCAGGATGTTTTTTATTATGTTCTCCAGCCATATTATATTCCTATAGATGATTTAATATTATTTACAACATTAGTAACTTGAGTTACATTCGCTTGAACAGAAGATATCTTATTAGATGATTGATTAAATATTGATACTAAATTTGTTAAATTAGCTATTCCATTTAATCCACCTAAACTAGATAAATTACCTAAACTAGATAATCCAGGAACTCCACTTAAACCAGATAAACTTGATAATAAACTAGAAGCATCTCTTGGTAATACAGCAGCAGTGGTTAATTGTTTTATTTTCTTGGCCTTTCCTATAGACTCTTTGTGATAATTTAAAGTCTTAGTTACAGAAGCTATATCTAATACTGAATTAGGTAAATGATTAGATTTTGTCTTATCAGCTAATTGACCAGCTAATCCTGATAATAATGATAATAATGAAGATAAATTATTTTTACTGTTCTTACCCATATTCTTATCTAATACATTATCATCTATCTGTACACAGTATTTTTGTAATAAAGTATTTAATATAGTAACAGTTAAATTATTATTTTTGATATAAGGAAATAATTCTTTAGCGAATGCATATTCAGCTAATGTAAATACTTCTTTTTCAGCAGATTCAAATGGATAATCAGTTGTTTTTCTTTTAGTGTAAATATAATCTCCATTTTCACCTAACCATTGAATATATCCTGGATATGGATCATATTGTTCTAAGTAATATTGTTGTATATAATAATCTGGAACTGCTTCATAAGATGAATATAAAGGAGTAGGAACATTTGTTCCATATACCACTGGAGGTAATATAGAGAATGGAATATTATCATCTCCATATTCTTCTGCTTTTTGAATTAAATCAATTAATGCATTAAATACGATATCTTTATATTCTTCAGTAATATTTTTATAATTACCATCAGCCAATGTTTTGAATAATACATTAAGAACTATATAATAATTAAAATTCTTAACACTTAATGCTAGAGCCCCTGAAAATACATCTGTTATAGATTTTTTTAAGTATTGACTATTCTTTGGACTTGATACACCTGATCCTCCAGATCCACCTCTTTTTTTCATAGAATTGAAAGAATTTAATAAATTTCTTACTTGTCCAAAATTATTATACATATTTGGAAGCAATTGAGATAACATCTTAGGATCTATCTGTTTTAAAGCTTCAGGTATATCTAAACCAGGAGCAGCAGATGCTATAGTTGGAATATCTCTATGCTTAGCAAATTTTTGTCTAATTTGTTCTTCTGGTGTACCACCAGCATTTTCTTTAACACATTCTTTGTTATTATATTTACAATCTTCACTTGACATTTTTTTACCTATACATTTTTTGATCCTGGTTAATCCACTTGTGGTGTTCTAGTAGATTTTCTGATATTTGTTGTAATTTTATTATTAGGATTTTTAGTTTGTGCTTTTCTATCACCTTTGGTTCTTCCTGCTCTTGGAATATCAATACCATCTTCACCAGCAGAATTTTTATCATCTTTATTAGAATCGGA